AAGCGGCTACGATTTCGTCAGACCAGATTTCTGGAATGAACGTTGCTGCGGTGGTTACTGTTACCGCTGGTGTTGGATATGCCATGATTAAATCTCCTAAAACAAATTTTAACGAACCCGTTTCTCTGCATACGCTTGATAAATTTCATCAGCAAGCGAAGCATAACGATCTGGGTCTCTCAACTGAAGCTGAATAAGGTCAGCCCTACGATATACTTTCTTTGATGATTCACCAGAACCACCTACATCAACACCTACTGCCTTTAAGTTCTGCTTGCGAGTTACCTCACCCTCATCACTTACTTGCTTACTTTTTACAGTGCGTAGCTGTTTATAGGTAGATAGCAATTCATTGGCTGAGTCGAAATCATATCCAGAATCGGCTTGCTCAAAAATCTTAATGCGAATAGGGCTAGACTTCACCCAATTTGCAAAGTCCTGATCTCTGGCAATGTCGCCAAAGTCGGGATGTTCTTGCGCTAACCTTTGCTGAATTTGCGCCCTTTTCATCTCTTGCGTTACTTGTCGTGCCGCTAGGATGTCAGGGTGATTATCAACAGTCCTTTGAACTGCCTTCTGTGGATTCTCAAAGAAATCTACTTCAGGCTCATCCTGTCTAGTCTGTTGCTGTCGTGAACCAAGGTTCTGTTTGATAAGTTCATCGGCTAACTTTCTGACCTCGCCTACTTCCTGTGCTTGCTTTCCAATTAGCTTTTCAGCCTCTTGGTGCATCCTCACAATCTCGTCTAAACTTTTATCCCTGTATTTCTCAGGAAGTTCAGGCTTTTGCGAAATCTTCTGTTCTTCGATCTCTAACTCACCCAACTCTTCTTTGTCATCATCAATCAACATACTTATTTCCTTTTCCTGCCGTCAATCGGTTGTAGGAGATTCAACTCGGCATAATTGCTTATGAGTTGAGTTTCTGCTCGGCTTTCAATCTATCTAAGTGACTTTTCTCGAACTTCCCATGCGACGATGGAAACGCTCCAGACCACCCTTCTAGCTTAAAAGCTGGTGCAGATAAAATGCGATGAGTCTCCTCACCACAATCACACACAAGACTTGTTGACTCATAATCAACAAATCTCTCTGTCTTATGCCCGTTTATACAGGCAAATTCATACATTCTTCTCATTTAAGTCCTCAAATGCTCTTTCGCTGACTTGTTTCAAGTTTTTCAGCCAAATAAGTATAGATAACTCGCCTTTTCTGAATTGTAGACTTTTTTCATCTGCAATTGTTGAAATATTATTTAAAGGTTCTATCATTTTGTCAACATCTTCCATTAAATCTATCCACCCTTGAGTGGACATCATGGAAAATCTCTCGGAGTAGTAGCGTTCTAGTTCTGGATTCATTGTCTAGTCATCTGTTTTTCAACAATCTTAGCCTTGTTCTGAATATCCGCTTCTTTAAGCATCAATTCAGCAACTTTGACACGCTTATCAAACTCTTTTGAAGCCAAAGCGTCATCAGTAGGGAGGTTCTTGGTGTTAGCCGCCATACTCTTTGCTTGCAACTCAATAGGCATCAATTGCGCTTCAGTCAATAACTTTTGCGCTTCAGCCTTATTCTGCTCTGCTTGTGTCGTTTGGACAGCAATCTGAGCCTGAGCCAACTCCATAGCCATTTGTTGTTGCATCTGAGCCGCTTGTTGAGCTTGTGGGTCAGGAGTAGCCATCTTGTCGAGCATCTCAATCAACTCAAATCTGTTTGACAGAGATGAATTAGCCATGATGCCCTTCAAAATGATAGGCAAAACAGGTGTATTAGGGCCAAGGGTCTGCAACAAAGCGATGAATTGTTGTTGCTCATGCTCTCTAGCAATGATTCCAAGTGCAGCCGTAGGGATAAACTTCATGTCCACAGTAGGATAACGCTCTGGATCGAACTGCATATAGCGATAGGCGGCTTTGGTGATGAAGGGGATCATAAAATCCTCTTGGAAGTTCACCAAGGTACGCTTGTATTTCTTGATAATCGAGGCAGTAGCCATCGAAATACCGCCCTGACCCGCATCTCTGGAGACAGCAGTAACCATTCCCTGTGAGTCTAAAGTGCCTGTTGCCATCAGAAGCATACGCTCAAACTCTTTGGCAGTTGTCAGGTTAGAACCATCAGTATTGCCAAACTTGAACGGGAACAGAATCTCGTTGGGATTGCCGTTTGTCAGGATTGCCTTGCCTGGCTTTACTTCAAACTTAGCACCCCGTGGTAGACGAGTAGCATCCATAGCCATCATTGGGCTAGTTGTGAGAGCTAGTGAATCTAAGTGTGAACGAACTTGGGCATCAATAGCCTTTTGTGAGTTGTAAGCCTTCTCAACAGTACCACGACCTAACAAGCGATTAGGAACTGTATCGTCCTGATAAGCAAGAATTGGGCGGTCTTTCATCATGTATGGATTAGCTTCTGCTTTAAGAAGTGTTCCATCATTGGCAATCACAACGATTGCTTCAACCAAATCGGAATACTCGTCTTGGATGGTGTCTTCAGGGAAGAAATCCTCTATTTCACCATCTTCGTTTTCCAACTGTTCTAGATACTCACGGGGGACTAAGCCATAGTAAGTTAGCAGTTTTACCTTGTCATCTTCGTACTGGGAGACTTCTTGTGTAGGCTCCAAGTCTGTATCCATTGAGTCAGTGCCGACCTTTACCTTGCGGTAGATGCCTTCTTCTTGACCTTTAACGACCTTGTGAATGGAGACATACTTCTCGATAGCGACACCCATACAGTCATCAATAGATGTTCCATTAGGGTCAAACAAGAAGTTACGGGGGTTAACAGGAACAATCTTGACTGCGATTCGGTCTTGCTCTACCACTCCGATAGCGGCTTGTCCCATTTGACCAGGTATTGCCTGAGTAGCGGGAACATAGACTTTCTCTGTTTTGACAACAATCTCACCGATACCCGTACCATAGATTTCAGCAAGTAGCTCAATCTGGTCAATAGACTTGCGAATCTTGTCTACTTTGAAGTCTTCCATCAGTTGTGCTTTGATGGCAGCAACATCTAGGGGGCTACCATTGACATCACGAATATCGTCTTGAATGTCAAAGAACTCACCCTGACCAAAGATGGCTTCCATGATCTCGGCATGGCGTGTCTCTACGGCTTGTTGGGTAGCGGGGGTAACGATTCTTGAACGCTCGGACTCACGGGTTTTGTCTTGAACATCCCACTCACCATTGAAGATACGCTCGTACTCTAGCCAATCATCAAGGCAATTGACATCTCTCCAATCCCGCCATCTGTCACAATGGTTGACAACAAAGTTAACTATCTCTTTGTCTGAGTCACTAGGTTCTTGGAATTCCATTCTTATACCCCACTAATAATATCTACTGGTTCCCAATCTTCTGAATCATCTTCTTCCATGTAAGATGTAACAGCAAGTTGGTCAATGTAACTAAGGGAGTCAGGTAAGTCATCATGGACTCCTTGAGCAGGGAACAGGATTAACTGGTCTACAAACTCATCCCAATCTTCTTCCGAATTTAACACAATTCTGCCATGCTCGAACCTACCTTGTAAAGCCCAGATGATTCTGTCCGCTTTTTTTCTATTCCCGTGGGTCAAATCTATGATGTGAGCATAGGTGTTGTTCTTTCGCATCAAGTCCGAAAGATAGGGCAAAACAGCGTTTTTTAACGCCCCCCTCTCTATCCCTACACTTAGAGGGCGGTAGTCCCGAATAGCAATCAGTATCTTGGAGGCGGTCTCTCGGATGTCCCATCTGCCATGTTCAATCTTCTCAACAAACCACTTCCCATCGTCTGTCACCTTAACGATAGAGATAGCAGACTCGTCTAGACGCTTCTTAGAGTTGGCTGCTTGTTTGGCAACTTCCTCGAATCCCGCTAGGTCAACAGCGATGTAATAGCTTCCGTGTTCAGGTTTTACCCCGTATTTAATCCACTCTTCCTTAAAAATATCCGACCCCGCATTGGTAAAGGAAGCCATAAACTCTTGCTTGAAAGCAAAAGAACTCAGGGTTTTCTTAGCGGAATCTATCTCTGCTTGGTCAATCAAGGGGTTATCAGCAGTGGTGAAGTGCCAAGACTTCCAATCAGGATCATCCTCACTCTCACCTAGTTTGAAGGTGTCGTAGAACCAGTTGCGTCCTTTAGGAGTGCCGATAAATAGTGCTCTCCCCCGTTTATCAGACAAACTGGCACGAATGACTTGCTCCCAAGCCTCGGGTTTAATGTCAGCAACCTCATCGAGAACGGCATAGGTTAATGAGACGCCACGAAGGGTATCAGGTCTATCCGCACCACGAACGTATATCCTAGCCCCGTTTATCAGGGTAATGTCTAGGTTGTTCACATGGGAAGACTGAATAACCTCTCTGCCAAGGTCTAGCAACAAGTCCCAAATGATTTGACGGCTTTGTCCCATAGTGGGTGAAACGTAAAGAACCGCAGAGCCTTGTGGACACTTGAGTCCTTCAATCAGTAGGGTAACTGCCGCCATACGAGATTTACCGCATCTACGCCCAGCAGCCACAACCTTGAACCTTGTGGAATCTTTGAAGACTTCTTGTTGCCAGGGTAAGAGACTAAAGTTCAGGTCTGCCATCAAAGTACTCCATATCTGTGGGTTTAATCGTTATTGAAGCACTAATAGACCAATCCTTGTTGTTCAATATGGCTCCCAATAACTCAGGCAACTTATCCTTCGGAACCAACAACTCACTCTTTTCCATGTATTCAGGTCTGTTTACAGTAAGAATCCAATTAACCATATTTAGCCTCTACGTCTTCTGCTTGCTCAACAATGGTCGGTTCTTGCCCTAAACCAGTGATATTTATCGTCACGGCACTTCTCTGGCTCTTGTCCTTTTCAAACAAAGAAATAGGAAGAGTCCTATCAAGACACATCTTTAAAGCTACCAATTGATGGGGATGCTCATCATTAAGGGCTATCTCAATAACCTTCTGAGCAACATCCTTACCTCCACTCCTAATCATCAACTCTTTAAGCTCCTTGAGCCTCTGGTGGTCTGTCTTAGGCAATACAGCAGGCGGGTTATCTGCAAACCTCTGTATCGTCATCTTCACCGACCCTTTAGGTCTTCCTCTTCCTCTTTTTTCCATTTTCTCCTCCTTGGAATGGATAGTTGATTTTAGCTTTTTCTGAGGGATGGTGGCTCCACAAATATCTACACATCCAACCTACCCCCTCCCCCCCATACATCTCACCACCTAGGGTTTCTACCTAAGGGTTTCTACCTACTCGTTTACCCTATCATGGTTTACCCTTACCTTGTCTAAATGCGAATGATTCTTATTTGCATTCAATCGAGTGTGAAAGAGTGATGCACCATTTTGGGTGTACCTAATCTGAATGCGAACTATTCTTGTTTACCCTTCTATTAGTGTTTACCCTACCTTAACTGATGACCTCTCTTCATTGGGGCTGTCTGTTGTCCCGCGATCCATAATTAAAAAACTCATGTCCATATCTGGGCGAAAGCCTTGATTGTGGGCGTAGTGGTATAAATCCAACACTGTTTCAAACCCTCTACATATATTGCCCTTACCCGCTGACAACAAGATCATTCTCTCTGGGTCTGTCAGTGTCCTTTGGAAATATCGGGTATTAGGTTTTGAGGGTCTGCCCATTGTTTTTTCTCTAATTTATTGAATTTAAATAATTGTAAACCATTGTTTTAAGGGTTTCTACTTATTTTAATAAAAGGCTCAGGAAGGCCATTTTTAGCCTCTTAGAGCGTCTCAAGCTGTTGCCCATACTTACCCCTGAAAAAAAGTTATTCACACCAGTAATGTTAGTTGTCCACATTTTGACTCTTATATAAGACCAAAGCCTGTGAATAACTGGTACTGCATGGGGTATAGATATTAGGGTTTACCCTTAAGGGTTTAAAGTTGTAAAACATAGGGTTTTCCCTATAGGTCGGCTCACTGGTAAAACTAAAATATTGCTTAGGAACTGACCTTTTCAGTGATATTAAATAGGCGTAAACATCATGACCAATACCCGTGAACAATGGCTCTCAGAGGCAACCACAGAGCTTAGAAGTCTCTTTAAAGCCAATGGCGTAGACCTACCCTTAGAAGTGCGCTCAAGCTGTGGCTTTCCCTCAAAATCGGCTCTTTCAAATAAGAATCGGAGAATCGGAGAATGTTGGTCTGCTAGAGCATCAGCAGATAGCCATGCGGAGATTTTTATCTCTCCCACGATCAGCGACAGCATGAGGGTTTTGGACATTCTGGCGCATGAGCTTGTTCATGCTTGTCACCCCAACGATGGACACGGCAAGCTGTTTAAACGCACCGCCACGGCCATTGGCTTAAAGGGCAAAATGACCGCCACAGTAGCGGGTGAGAAATTCAAGCTCTGGGCGACACCTGTTTTGGAAAAGTTAGGCATTTATCCACACGCTGACTTGATCCCCTCAAACGCTCAAAAGAAACAGTCAACCAGAATGTTGAAATGTGTTTGCCGTGATTGTGGTTACACAGTGCGAGTGGCGGGTAAGTGGCTCAATGACATGGGCGCACCTCATTGCCCAGATCACGGAGAGATGCAAAGCGTTTAAACAGCTTATAGGGAAGCTCGAAAGGGCTTTTCTGTGCGCTGTTGCACTATATCGAAAGGCTTTAATTATGTATCTCGCAATAATGAATAACATCCTCAAGTCACTGACCCTTGAACAAGCATACACATGGTTTAACACTACCGACAAATGGATTTGGATTGATGACAATATATTGTCACCCCATGACTTGACCGCCAATAATTCCAGAGTGGAAGCAATAGAGGCAACATTTGACGAGTTGTTGCTAGAAGCTGAAATCAACGGGATGAAACTGTAACCAACCCAAGCCCTTCGGGGCTTACTTTTAAAAGGCTTAAATTATGTCAGCAATTACTAACCCAGATCACATTGCACAAATGCGAATCCTTACCTTGCGCCAAGCTCTAAAGCTAGAAATGATGGGCATGAAAAGGAGGGGTCAGAGTGCTTATGCAATCCTCAAAGCCGAGGGTTACAAAGGCACACGACAAGCAATCTTTGACCAACTAACAGAACAGAGAGCCGAGTGGCTTGGTGAGAGCGTTTAAACAGTTTCTCTTGAGCCACTGTGACAGAGTGGCTTTGGATGCACTGTTGCATTATTTGAAAGGCGTTAAAAATGACATACAAGATTAGCTCAAGCGATTTTGAAGACATGGTACAGGCTTCCCGTTGGAATGCTCTACACAATGCGGCAAAGACTATGCGTGAGCATGGCGGTGGCTTTGCGGGTTCTTTGGCTGAGGCTTGGCAAAAGGCAGACAAAACAAACAAAACCAGAATTGAAGAGGCTTTCCCTGATCTGTTTTTTAGGTTTATGGGTGAGTCTGATCGTTCTTACTTTGGCGACAAAATTCACTGAAAGCGTTTAAACACTATGTCTAATTTCAAAGAAACTCTGCTCAACGTCTTGACTTGTATTGGATTAGGGCTTGCCCTCTGTGTGGGCTTGATGGCTTATTTCGATATATTGGTTAAGTGAAATTCCAACGGGTAGACCATTTAGGGTGGTCTATTCGGTGCAATGTCGCACCTTTTTATAGGCGTTAATTATGAACAACCAAATCGCACAAACCATTTGCCAAGCGTTTGACCAACAGCAATATTATTCAAAGTGTTTAAACACATCCAGAGCCAATGCCCAAGCCATGTTATCTGGGCGAACTCATTATGTTGACGATTCGACCTTGCGTTATTTCAACAGTCGCATTACTGGTGCTCAACCTTCATGCTTTGGCTTGTTTTTTGTAATAACTGAATCGGTGGGAAAAGATAGCCGAAATGGTGCAAGAGGCTTTCGGACTGTTCTTTTTGACATCAATGGAAAAGTTGTTTATCGACCAGACCTTGAGCAATTAGAGAGCACATCGACCAAAGCGCAAAAAGCCTTCTATGAGTGGTATGAGTTTTTTGACGAGCATTCTTATTATCAAGAAGAACTCAAGGGAAAGATTATCAAAACCAATCGCCAAGCCAACGATCTTGAGAAGTGTTTAAACGCATTGAATGAGGTAGCCACAGCATGAAAAAGTTTGAAGTTCAATATGTACGAATCGAGCATCAAGTTTACTTTTTGGAAGTAGAGGCAGAAAATGAAAGTGATGCAGAAGATGTAGCGCACGATGAATTTACAGGAAGCGAGAACTATAAAGTTGTTCACGCTGAAGAGTTTATTCAAGATGTAAAAGAATTGGTGGCAACAACATGAGAAAGCCTCCAAGCGGGTTCAAAGCCCGATCATTTGATGAGCGTATTTGTGATCTCGACCATTTGCAATTCACGCATAAGAAACGAGCCAAACGAGGGTTTTATTATTGGTCAGAGCAAAATCCAGACCAAATATTGCACGAGTTTCATTTGTCAGACTATGCCCGATCCATATCGTTTAAACAACTTAAGGTGAAAGCATGAAACATTATCTTTTTTTTATCCCATCATGGATTCATCGTGCATGGACTCAACACGGATATGACAAAAAAGACGCAATCA